GGAGTCCCTAACCGACTCCCCGACATCGCAAGCCAGCAACAACTATCAGGAGGTGTCCCTCCTGGCCAAGAACTTCCCGGTGGAACCCCACCCCCCCTCGGATGAGATCGTAATTACTGAAGCTAACCCTGCTTTTGTAAGAGCCCCTTGGGTTGCGCCTTTACCTGCACCTGTTGTCACTTATGACAACCCCCAGCAAATCACCATTAACTAACCATTGCTACCACCACCATGCCTGAACCCGTAACGATTAAGACGCAAGAGTCGCCAGCATTATCAGCTGAAAACATTGCGTTTCTTGAATCAGATCAGCAAGAAGATACTGGCGGAGAGGAGAGCCTTCTCGCTGGCAAGTACAAGTCTGTTGACGAATTAGAGAAAGCGTACAAGGAGCTGCAGTCTCAATTCAGCAAAGACCGCAACGAGCAAAACGTAGAAGAACCCAGCGATACAGAAGAGGCTGAGCCAGAAGGCGAAGCTCAACCTGATACGCGGGGAGCAAAGGAGATCTATGGCGATCTGATTGGCAGCAGGCTTGAAGAAGCAGAGATTGATTTCTCTGACATGAATAGCCGCTGGCAGGAGTCAGGCGAACTAGCCAAGGAAGATTATGCCCAGCTAAATGAAGCTGGCTTCTCAGCCGAGATGGTTGACGCTTACCTTGCTGGTTTGAACTACAAGGCTGCTGCTGATTCTCAAATGAATATGCAGCAAGTTAATGATGTAAAGGCTGTTGTTGGTGGAGAGAAAGAGTACAACGCAATGGTTGAATGGGCGGGCGCTAACTTAAGCAAAGAGGAAGTTGACGCTTACGACAACATTGTTAATACTCAACCATTAGCAACAATTAAACTTGCTGTTGCTGGCATCTACGCCAGATACACTGGCACTGCTGGTCGTGAACCAAAACTGTACGGTGGCCGCAAACCTAGTAGCGAAGGGGATGTATACGAGTCAACGGCACAAGTTGTTGAAGCAATGGGCGATCCTAAGTACAAGTCAGATCCTGCATTTAGGAAGAAAGTACAAGCCAAGCTAGGCAGATCTAACGTCTTTTGATTTATGGCCCTGGGTTACCGGGGCCATTCTTTTGTACTATAGTTTGCGCACCTAGACCCACTCACTGATACGACGGCCCGTTGCGACGGACACCCCCAGTGGATGAGGAGTTCAAGGTCGGGGAAACCTAACCCAACAACTCTTGGAAAAAATCAATGGCTGCACCAAATTTTGACGCAACGCGCTTAGGTCTAGTTAATAACGCTGGCGGCGGCGCTTTTGCCGGCGACAACGCTATGTTCCTAAAAGTCTGGGCTGGTGAAGTCCTGACTGCCTTTCGTAAGTCCACAGTATTTGAAGCCCTTCACAAAGTTCGCACTATTAGTTCTGGCAAAACTGCACAGTTCCCCATCATTGGTTTGAACTCTGCCAGTTACCACACACCTGGCAACCAAATCATTGGTAACCAGCAGAAAGTTGCTGAAGCTACCGTCAACATTGACGACAAGCTGATCAGCTCTGTGTTCCTGCCTGACATTGATGAAGCTAAGAACCACTATGACGTGCGTTCTCAGTTCTCAGCTGAAATGGGTAATGCACTTGCTTACACCTACGACAAAAACGTAGCTGCTGTAATTGCTAAGGCTGCACGTACCGCCACCAACTTCAACACTGATCTCCCCGGCGGCACCCGGATCAAGATTGTTGCTACTTCTAAAGCTGCAATCACTGGCGCCCAACTGGCTACTGCATTATTTGCAGCAGCACAGAAAATGGATGAGAACAGCTTGCCTGAAGGTGATCGTTACTGCTGTCTAGCCCCAGCTGAGTACTACAAGTTAGTACAAGAGACCACTGTTATTAACCGCGATTGGGGCGGCCAAGGCGCTTATGCCGACGGCACCGTGCTTAAGGTTGCTGGCATTGACATTATCAAGTCCAACCATTTGCCTACCACTAACCGCAGTGCAGCAAGTGGTGAGAACAACGCATACGATGCTGACTACACCAAGTCAGTAGCGTTGGTATGGAACCCTATGTGCGCAGGCACCGTTAAGTTGATGGATCTCAAGATGGAAACCACTGGTGGTGACGTTCATGCCCTATGGCAAGGTACGTTCATGGTTGCTTCTATGGCAGTAGGCACCGGGATCTTGCGTCCTGATTGCGCTATTGAAATCCACACAGACGTAAGCTGACACCTAATCAATCAAACTTACGGCACAATGGGGGCATTACAGCTCCCATTTTTTTTTAGAGGTACGCCATGGCATTAGCTAGGTCTAGCTTTTTAGAAGCTGTCAACCGAGTACTACAAATGATGGGGGAGGCCCCAGTCAATAGTCTTAACGGTCAATTTGGGTTAGCGTTACAGGCTCAAGATACGTTGAACGATGTAAGCCGGAGGTTGCAGTCGGAAGGGTGGTCATTCAATACTGACAGGGAGAAATTACTGCAGCGCAATGCAACAACAAATCAAATTGATTTAGGCCCTAACGTCAGCAGGGTTGTAATTGATAGGTTGCGTTACCCAGAAGTTGATGTTGCTCAACGTGGCGGGACACTGTACGACAGACACAACAATACCTATACGTTTACTCAAGACTTGTACGCTGACATTACATTCATCCTGGAATGGGAAGAGCTGCCAGAGTACGCAAGACAATACATAACTGCTAAGGCTGGCCGTCAATTACAGGAAGCAATCCTTGGCAGTGCTGATCTGACCAGGATAAACCTAACGGCTGAAGCGGAAGCGAAAGCGTTGTTTATGGACGAGGAAACTGTCGTGAATGACCACAGTATGCTTAGTGGTAATCCCAATCACAGTGGAGTCATAATGACGTATATGCCTGCAGCTGCCCTCCGCCGTCAGTAATCATGCCACTGATCAGTAGCTCAATTCCTAACCTGATTAATGGGGTAAGCCAGCAACCAGCGGCTTTGCGTCTTGCTTCTCAAGCAGAAGAAGTCGTTAACTGTATGCCAAGCCCAGTTGAAGGATTAAAGAAACGGCCACCTTGCTACAACCTTGCCAAAATTATTAGCGGAAGTGCCGGTGCAGCGAGACCTTTCACTCATATCGTTGATCGTGATGGCACGATTAAGTACTTAGTATTCATTCAAAGCGGTGCCTTGAAGGTATTTGGATTAGATGGTTCTGCTAAGACTGTCACCGCTACCACAAACTTTAATTACCTTACTGTTGCTGGAGAACCAAGTTCAACTTTTAGAGTAGCGTCAATTGCTGACTATACGTTTATTGTTAACCGCGAAAAGACCGCAATCATGGCGGGGACGTTATCACCAAACTGGGGCACCAAAAGCATGGTGTTTATCAAGACAGCTGATTACGCAACAACATATTCCATCACTGTTAACGCAACTACGGTCACAGACACAACCGCAAACTCAGGCAGCCATGCACCAAGCAATGTAACAATTGCCGCTAACCTTGCGGCTTCGTTACAGGCAGCTTTAGGTGCAGGTAATTTTACGGTAACAAGTACCGACTACATTGTCCGTATTACCAAGGTAGACGGTGGGGCGTACACACTTAGCTCTAAAGATACCCGTAGCGGCCAGATGACAATAGCAATTAAAGGAACGGTTGATACATTGTCGGACCTACCTATTATTGCTGAGCATGGGTTTACTGTAGAGATCCAAGGCAGCCAATCCACTGGCCTAGATAACTACTACGTGAAGTTTGAGACCAATACAGGCAGCGGGTTTGGCCATGGCATCTGGCGTGAAACGGTAGCGCCAAACATTCCGTATTTGTTTGATGGAACAACAATGCCGCATGTGTTAATACGCAATGCTAACGATACGTTTACCTTTGAAGCTTTCCCCTGGTCAGGCCGAGTGGCTGGTGACGTAGACACCGCCCCTGACCCAAGCTTTGTTGGCAGCAAGATTCAGAACCTACAGTTATTTAGAAATCGTTTGGCGTTTCTAGCTGACGAGAACGTAATCCTGTCTGCTACTGATTCCTACGACCGCTTTTGGCCGGAAACAGTGCAAACTGTTATTGACAGCGACCCTATTGATATTGCAACAGGCGGCCAAGAAATTAACTTCCTTGTTAGCAGCTTGGCTTTTGCCAACTCGTTGTTGTTATTTAGCCGTCACAGCCAATTTCGGCTGGATACTGGCAACGTTGCTGCGGCTTTGACACCTAAAACAGCCAGCATTTCGTCTCTTACTACTTTTGAGATGCTTGATTCGGTTGACCCTATAGCGTTAGGCCGTACCATTTTCTTTGCTGTACCTAAAGGTGATAACACTGGCGTGCGGGAGTTCTTCTTGCCAGATAGCAGCGGCCCCGCCCCTGTGTCGGAAGAAGTCACGTCTGCTATTCCCCGTTATATCCCGAACAATATATGCGCCATAACTGCGACTGTATCGGAAGAAGGGTTGGTGCTGCTTAGTAAGACCCAACCAAGGCGAATATACTTGTATAAGTTCTTCTTCCAAGACGACTCTAAGTTACAGTCAGCATGGTCGTATTGGGAGATGGAAGGCGTTAAAGAAATAATTGGCGCTGACATTCTTGACAGTGATTTATTCTTAAGCGTTCAATATGCCGATGGGGTTTACCTGGAACGTGTCTCACTGCGCCCAGAGACAGTTGATGCTGGCACTAACATTGAGATCTTGCTGGATCGTAAGACAACAGAAGCTAGTTGCACTGTTGCGTTAACAAACTCTGCCGGTCTTGACGTTCAATCAACTATTACTTTGCCGTATCCAATCAATAACACTAGCTCAATGGCGGTTGTAGGGCGCTTCTTTGCAAACAATACAATCCAGCATGGCCAGGTGTTGATCCCTATTAGCCAGACATTGGCAGGCGGTGCAGGTGGCAATGGCACCTTGGTTGTAAGAGGCGATTTAACCGCAGCTAAGTTTTTTGTAGGTGAGCTGTACGATCTTCTGTACGAGTTCAGCACTCAATACATAAAGGAGCAGCCACCTGGCGGGGGCATTGCAATTGCAGCAGGACCTAAATTGCAACTGCGGACATGGACCATGAT